GTAACAGACTTTCTTACAGACTTAGTAGTCGCAGGATGGGCAGTATTATATGCAGATACCAATCGAGACAAAGGTGGCTTTACATTCAATACTTGGTCTATTGGCAACTGCTATATCAGCTCAACACAAGCAAATGGGTTGATCGACACAATTTATAGAGAGTTTGAGTTATCAGCAGAACAGATTGTATCTGAGTTTGGAATAGACAACGTATCAGACAAAGTTAAAACAGCATTAGAAAAGAAACCTGATCAGAAGTTCACACTTGTTCAAGCAATCTTCCCTAGAGACAGTAAGTTTGTTAAAGGTGAAGAAGGTAAACGTGTTTCAACATCAATGCCTTTCGCTTCATACACAATTGAATCTCAATCAAAACACATCCTAAAAGAATCAGGATTTGAAGAGTTCCCATGTGTGGTATCCCGATTCAAGAAGATACCTGACAGCCATTACGGTTTAGGTATTGGATCTATGGTCATCAGTGATGCTAAGACAGCTAACCAACTAACTAAACTATCTCTACAAACAGCAGAACTTAATCTTGGTGGTCTTTGGGTAGCACAGCATGACGGTGTAGTAAATCCTAATACACTTCGTATTCGACCTAATGCAATCATTGCAGCAAACAGTGTAGACGCAATTAAACGATTGGATACAGGATCAGCTTCAGTAGGACTAGGACTAGACTTCCTACAACACTTCCAAGCTAAGATTAAACGTACTTTGATGAGTGACCAATTAACGCCACAAGGCAGTTCACCATTAACAGCTACAGAGATCCAAGCAAGAGTACAGGTATATCGTAACCAATTAGGTTCAATCTTCTCTCGTATGCAATCTGAATACTTACAAGTATTACTAGAACGTACATGGGGATTAGCTATGAGATCAGGCGTACTACCTCCTGCTCCTGAAGAGCTTATGCAAGCTTCACGTATTAGTTTTAATTTCATCAATCCTATGGCTGCATCACAGAAGCTCGAATGGGTAACAGCTATTCAAAACTTGATGCTGAACGTATCTCAGATGGCTCAGATTGATCAGACAGTGATGGATAACCTAAACCTAGATGCAATGGTACAAGTCATGGCAGATGCATTATCAGTACCTGTAGAAGCGATTAGAACAGATGAAGAGATAGCAGAGTTAAGACAAGCCAAACAAGAACAGCAACAGGCAATGCAAGAGCAACAACAACAGCAAGCTCTCATGTCACAAGTAGGTCAGACAGGCTTAGACATAGCTAAGGACCAAGCAAAGAACATGACACCTGAACAGCTAGGAGAAATGTTTGAACAGTAATAAATATCAAAGAATCTTTACAAGTCATGAAGGTATCGAAGTATTAGATGAACTCATTTCAATCTTCCATACCAAACTAGCATTCGATAAAGACTCAGCAACACAGACTGCATTTAATCTTGGTCAACATGACGTTATCAACTTCATCTTGGCACGTATTAAAGAAGCAGAACAACCTAAGTAATAAGAATTAAAAAAGAGACTAAACAATGACAGACAACTTAGAACAACAACCAATTGAACAAGATACAGCATTAAGTACAGCTAATGATAGCTCTATTGAAACAGCTATACCTGACAAGTTTAAAGTAACAGCAGAAGATGGGTCTGTAGACTATAAAGCCACTGTAGCCAAGATGAATGAATCATACAGCTACCTGGAAAAGAAAGTAGGTACAGGAGAAGTCGCTCCTAAATCTGTAGATGAGTACAAACTAGAACGTGAAGACTTTGACTTTGAAGAATTTAAAGCAGATGAATCAAATAAAGAGTTTTTAACTGAAGCTCACAAGCATGGGATCACAAACAAACAACTCGACTTCCTTTTGAGTGAGTATGATAAACGTGCAGTAGACCTGGTATCCAATAGCTCACAGATAGATACGGATACAACAGTACAGACACTTCAATCTGATTGGGGTGATAAGTACGAAGCGAACATTTTTAATGCAGTTAAAGCTGCTAGAGCATGTGGCATTACAGACGAACAGATCAACAATCCTTTAATTGGAAACAACGTAGCCTTTATCAAAATGGCTGCTTACTTTGGATCACAGATGACAGAAGACAAGCCCATCAATAACGGTACACCTGTCAACGTAGACATCCAATCTTTAATGCGTAGTGAAGCGTTCTTCAATCCGAAGCATCCTGATCATAAGTCAGTGAAGGCTCAGATTGATTCGTATTACGACAGCCTAAGAAAGTAAACAAATAGCTCCTGAAGTGGCGTTCAGATAAAGCTTTAAGCCATACAGAGTCCTTGTGTAGAGCATGTGACCTGTATCACTTCTTATCAGCCCGATATGGACAACTGAAACAACAACAAGCTCTACAAACACAACAATATAAATAGGGCTAATAATAGCTCTAACAATAAATCTAAATAATAAAAACAAGGACAATAAAAACAATGTCATATAACACTATTGATTCAATTTTCGTTAAACAATACGCAGATACGTACACCATCTTACTTGAGCAGAAAGAAAGCAAACTATTATCAACAGTAACTAATATCGGTTCTGTAACTGGCAGCTCTTTCAGCGTAAACGAAATGGGAACTCTAGGTGATGAGTTCAGTACATTAACTCGCTTTGGTGAGACTCAATATACAGACGCTTCATTTGCTAGTCGTTTAGCAACAATGAACGACTTCCCTAACTTTACTCGTCTAGCTATCCAGGACTTGTACAAGCTAAAAGCTCAACCACAAGATCAGCTATTACAACGCCTACATGCGAAATACAACCGTAAAGTAGACAAAGTTGTATATAACGCTCTTATTGGTACAGCAGCTCGTAAAGAAGTAGGTGCAGACACTTATACAAACGTAGCTCTTCCTGCTACTCAAATCTTAGGTGATGCAGCAACTCCAATCACTAAACAACTTCTGATCGACATCCGTACTAAGTTTATGGAAAACGAATGTGATGAAGATATTTACATTACATACAATGCAGACTTGCTTAACGCAATCTTGGCAGATCCTACATTAACTTCAGCAGACTACTTAGCTGGTCAAATGTTGCAGAAGGGTGAAGTATCTAACTTTTTGGGCTTGAATTGGACGCATTATGAAGGTATCAAAGCAGCAGATGGCTTATCAGCTACAGGCGTTGCATATACTCGTTCAGCAGTTGAAGTAGGTATTAATACAATCTCTCCAATGGACATCAACCAAGTAGAAACTTTAAACCGTTCTCTATCTATTGGTCATATTGAAGCGATTGGTGCAGTACGTACCGATGAGAAACGTGTAGTAGCTTTCAAATTCAAAGTTTAATAGCTGTATTAATACAGTTATAATAAAAATAAAAGCTCCTTATCTGTAGCAGGGTAGGGGGCTTTCAATACCTAATAATAACAATAACTAAGGACGCTACATGACAACAAAGATAGATCTATGTAACCAAGCATTATCTTTAATTGGAGCAGATTCAATTACAAGTTTTGAAGAGAACACAAGTACAGCTAGACGTATGAGAACAGTCTATGATTCAAGTCGAAAAGCACTACTTAGACTTCATCCTTTTCAATGCTCAACCAAGCGCATTAAGTTAAATCCAATTTCAACTCAACCTGAGTTTGGCTATTCATATCAATTTCAATTACCCGATGATCTAATCAGAATCATCAATGCAAATACAGAAGACTATGTTGTAGAAACAGACAGACTTCTTTCAGATCAATCAGAACTTAACCTGGTCTATGTATTCGATAACAAGAATGAAGAAACATACGACAGCCTATTTATTGAATGCTTAATCCTTTATCTAGCATCAAAGATCACTAAAGCTGTAACAGGCTCACAAGGCACAGCAGACAGCTATTACATGCAATGCCAAGAACTGATTAAACAAGCCAAAGCAGTACAGGCACAAGAAGTACCATCAAAACAATTCTTTAAAGATTCAGACTATTCACTGATCAGAGGTCGCTAATATGGCTAAGATCAACCTAATTAAAAACAACTTCACTTCAGGCGAACTAAGTCCACATATATGGATGCGTACCGATCTACAGCAGTATAGAAACGGCACAAAAGAGATGCTTAACTTCCTTCCGATTGTGGAAGGTGGACTAAAACGAAGAGGTGGTACAGCAGTTACAGCAGTAACAGAAGGAGCAGTTAGAATCCTTCCATTCATTATCAGTCATTCAGTAGCCTACCTACTTGTTTTTAAAGCTCTATCAATAGATGTATTGGATAGCAACGGAACATTAATTAAAAGCCTTGCGACTCTGTATACAGAAGAAGAGATCCATGAAATTAACTATACACAAAATAGGTATCAATTCTTTATAGCACACAGCGAGCATCCATTAGCCTGGGTAAGAGCTTCAGAAGACTTAACCAATTGGGCTTATGATGAATTTGATTTTTATGTACCGCCACTGGAAGAAGTTGTTACTCCAACATTACCGCTTAAACCAAACGAAAAGAATGCAGGAAAGACAGTAACATTAACTGCTTCAGCTTATGCTGTATATGACAGTACTAAGCGTTATCAGGTGGGTGATATTTGTCATCATACAATTAGCGGTACAAGGTATTACTTTAGAGCTAAAAAGATCACTCAAGGAAATACACCCACATTAGGACAACCCTCTCAAGGTGGAACAATACCAGATGAGTATTGGGATACAACGGCTGTAACAGAAGCACAAGCATTCACAGCAGCAGATGTGAATAAGTTTGTATTTATTAATGAAGGCATTATACGAATAGATAAGTATGTCAGTCCAAGTACAGTACTCGGTGAGATTCTTTTAAAACTAAATACTGATATTGAAGCTATAGGCAATAGCTGGACTCTTAAACAAGACATCTTTGAAGTCAATCTAGGGTATCCAAGAGCCGTGACAATGTATCAGCAGCGTCTTGTAATAGCAGGAACTAAAACGTATCCAAACTATGTATGGCTGAGTCGTGTAGGAGATGTAACGAATTTTCTACCTACAGTTGCAGATGGAGATAGTTTTACAGTTTCAGCAAGTTCGGACCAACTCACTAACGTATTACATTTAGCTCAATCAAGAGGTATATGTGTAATGACAGGGGGATCTGAATTAGTCATCAGTTCACAGAATGCAATGACACCTACTAATACTTCAATCCTAGAACATACAAGTTTTGGGTCAACAGAAAACATCAAGCCATTGAAAGTAGGATCAGAACTTATCTTCGTACAACGTGGAGCAGAACGAGTCCGTACATTGCTTTATGACTATTCCATTGACTCACTAACATCTTCAGAACTGACAGTATTAGCAAGTCACATTGCTAAGAAGAGTGGTGGTTTTAAAGAGATGGTGTATTGTGCTGAACCTGATTCTATTATTTGGTTTGTATTAGGCAACGGAAAATTAGCAAGCCTAACACTGAATAGAGAGCAGTCAGTTATTGCATGGTCAACACATGATATAGGTGGAACAGTATTAAGCGTAACGTCATTACCTTCTACGACTGGATCTGACAGACTTTATTTTCTAGTCAATCGAAATGGAACAATACAGATTGAACAGATGAAGGAAGAGCTGTTATTAGACTCAGTAATCAACGTCAACGTACAGCATAACAATCCTTGTATCATCGAACATACACAGATTGGCGTATTAGGAAATGATGTAGCTGCTTATTACAAAGACGGCAATTCAACCTACTCACTTCCAATCTTAAACAGACAAGGCAATACATTAACCATTGATTGTGATCCATCAGTCCATCAGGTCTATATAGGTCGCAAGTTCACATCGAGAGTAAGTTTATTTGCTCCTGAGCTACAGGGCAGTCCTGCAACATCAAGTCCAAGCATTATCAAGATCAACCATATCAACCTTTATCTATATGAATCTCTCAATCCTACAGTGAATGGGGAGATGGTCGAGCTGAAGCAGTTTACAGAGAACTTATTTGAAGCTCCTAAACCATTTACAGGTAACAAGCGCATAGAGATGAACGGATGGAACGACTTTGATAACTTCAAGCTCATAATAGAACAATCTGAACCATTACCACTTCATATAACGGCTGTAGTGATGGAACAGAACATTAACGACAGATAAAAATATAAATGGCATATACAGTAGAAAAAGCAAAGATATTAGACATACCTGAACTGTTAGATTTAGCAGTTCACTTTTGGAATGAATCCGAAACATACTCACAACGTCCTATGGACCTAGCAACAGTTAAAACACATCTTCAAACTTTAATACTCTATCCATCTCAAGGATGCGTATTGGTCTGTAAAGATGAAACAGGAAAGATCTTAGGCGGTTTTGTAGGTGGACTAACGAGAGAATGGTTTAGTGCTACAAGCCTTATGGCTTTTGATTACTGTTTATTTGTTAGCTCTAATAATAGAGGTAGTAAAGTAGCTTATATGCTTGTCACAGCTTTTATTGAATGGGCTAAAGAAGCAGGAGCTACAATCATCCAATGTGGTACAGCAACTAAGATCAACACAGAAAGAACAATAAGCTTCTACAAGAAGTTTGGCTTTGAACATACAGGCTCATTTCTTGAGATGAAGCTATAAAACACATAATAAAAATAATAGTGAGGTAATTATGGCAGCAGCAGGAGCAGCAGCAGTCGCATATTGGGCTGCAACGGCATTAGCTGTAGCAGGAACAGCATATTCTGCATATAGCGCAAGACAATCAGCTAAGGCACAAGCTCAACAAGCAGAACAGAACGCTAAAAATGCAGAGTCACAAGGGCGTGTTGAAGCTAACCGTGTTCGTGAAATTGGAAAGAAACAAGCAAGTGCAGCAAAAGCACAAATGGCAGCTAATGGATTAGATTTGAATGCAGAGAATACCGTTGTAGATGTAATAGAAGAAGATATTGATCTGAACTCATCTAAAGATGCATGGACTACTTTCTTTAATGCTAAGAATCAGTCGGCTCAATATAAGACAGATGCTCAGAACTACAATCTACAGGCAAAACAAGCAACAATGAGTGGTGTACTAAATACAGCATCAACAGCTTTATCAGGCTTTGGCAATGCACCTAAGAATGCAACAGTAGGGAAGACAACTACACAATCAATATCAGGTATTCAATCGAATACTTTAGCTATGGACACATCAAGAATCAAAACTTCAGCAAGTGGATGGGCTTAATAAATGGCAAATATCCCTATTGGAAATTTTGGTAATGTCATGCCACAAGCGCAAGCAGGAAGATTATTAGATACTGGTGCAGGACAAGTCGCTCAAGCAGTTAGCAATCTTGGTCAAGTTGGTATGCAAGTATCAGCTAAAAAACTGAATGAACAGCAGAAGATCCAAGAAGAAAAAGATGAATATCAATTCAATATTGAAGCTTCCAAGTATGGAGCTGAATATCAAGATGCTGTGACTGAAACTAAGCAACGTGTAATGACAGGGGAGTTAGATGAGAACCTTGCCAAAGCACATTTAAGACAACGTACAGATGAATTGAATGAAGCTTACAGCCAACGATTATCTGAACAGCAAAGAGAGAAGTTTAACTACTATTCAGAGAAGATGTTCCTGGACTCACAAGCTGGTATTAAGCCACTTGCTCATGAAACAGAGAGACGCAAGATCAACGCTGACTTTGAACAGATGTCAGAAGCAACTTTGAAACTGGAAAACAGAGAACAAGGCTACGCATTATTTAAAGATACGTTAACACGCAACCCTGTTTTAACTCCTGAACAACGAGTGAAGGCTGAAGAAGATTGGCAACAACGTAGAGACTTATCAGATGGTAAGGGCGTATTAAGCAGTTTAGAAGAACAGCAAGACATTGAAGCTTTACAAAAGCTACATAAAAACGTGGATACAGTCTTTCCATACATGAAGGTAGAGACTAGAGATGCTTATAAAGCAAATATTGAATCAGCCATTAGCCGTATTAATAGAGGTATTGAAATAAAGTCCAAAGAGCTTGATAAAGAACATGCACAGCTAACCAAAGACTTTGTTGCAGATGCTTTTACAGGTTATCCATTATCTGAAAGCCTTGTAAACAGTACATTAGAAGCAGTTAAAGGTACGAAATACGAAGCTGAAGTAAGAGAAGCTGTAGCTTTAAATAAAGATGCTCAAAAGTTCAGAGATGCTTCACCAATTGAACAGGAACGTAGTATTGCAAGACTCAAAACTGAGCTAGAAAATACACCTCAAGAAGATGCAACAGCATTAGTGAAGAAGCTAAACGTATTTACAAACATTGCAGCTACATCAAAACAACGTGCCAATGATGATCCTATAGCTTCAGTTCAATCTCAAACAGGACATAAACTTTATACAGTCACTCCTGAACAAATCGGATCAGGTCAGATTGACTATAAAAAGGCTCAGATCACAACTCAATTACTCGCTGATCAGAAGAAAGAAAATGGTGGAGTAGGTTCATTGATCCAATGGAACAAGACAGAACGTACAGCCTTCCTTAAAAGATACCATGATGCTCCTCCTGCAAAGCAGAAAGCTATGCTCCTGGATCTAACTAAACTGTCAGGTGGCAATCGAGAAGCAACTAAAGAGTACTTCACTATGCTGGCAGGAGAGCAAAACTCATACGATTATATGGGTATCGCAAAACTAGCCAAGATGGGTATTCATTTAACAGGAACGAATATTCAAGCAGCAGATGTAGCCCTAGAAGGTAAGCAGTTAATCAATCAGAGACAAGATAAATTATTCGCAAATAGAGATGCTTTTAACCAACAGGTTCAATCTGAATTTGGGAATGCAGTAAATATAGGCTCTAACGAACATCGAGCTTTTCAGAATATGGCTTACTCTATTTACGTAGGATTAGCTAAACGTGAAGGCGGTATTAAAACAGATGATAAAGGACAGCCATTCATTGATAAGGATTTAGCTAAACGCTCGTTTGGTATTGCTACAGGTGGAACGTATAAGCAGAAGCTAGGTAAGAATACAAATCACATCTTCATGCCTTATGGTCACACACAAACAAGCTTTGAAGATTATGTAGACAATCATTTCAGAACTCAGTATCGAAAAGAAACAGGTTTCCTTCCTCCTGAAAATGTACTTAAAAACTATGTCATTGTCCCTGTTAAGGATGTGGCTAATACCTTTAAGTTTATAGGACATGATGGAAAAGTGATGAAGAATCCTAAAACAGCAAAAGAATATTTAATAAAAATAAATAACAAATAAGGAAAGTAAGTGAGCAGTTTTTTAAGTGAGTTTATAACGGATCAAGACCAAGCTTTTGATGTAAGCAGAACTACAGATCCTAAAAAATATAAACGTGGCACATTAGCAGATATTGGACTTGGTACGGTATCAGGTACAGCTAAAGGCGTTGTATCTGTATCCAATGCTGTGAGCCGTTTTGTTGAAGGTGATGAAGTAGCAGACAAACGAATGCAACAAGTGAATGAAGCTTTAACTCCTACCAATCAAGGAACAGCAGGACACATTGCATCTGGTATCACTGAAGTCGTATCAGCAGGAGCTGTAGGCGCACCATTAGGACCTTATGGAATGGCTGCTACAGTAGGCTTAGGTACAAGAGCAATTGAACATACCAAGCTTACACAGCAATTAGGTGTAGATCAGGAAACAGCAGATACAGCATCTAATATCTATGGTGCTACCAATGCAGCTTTAGCTTTTCTACCTATCTCTAATGTATTTAAGAAGTCATTAGTGGCTGACTATGCAGCTTTAGTTGTTGCACCTACAGCAGTAGGGCAAGGTTTAACGTATGCAGAAGGAGCTTATTTAGATAGCAAGGGATATGAGAAACAAGGTCAGATGTATAAAGATATGGCTACAGATCCTAATGCTATTTTTATGAATATGGCTATTGGCTCTACCTTCTTTGCAGCAGGACGTTATATGAATGCTAAAGGAAATGCAGATCTGCCTGAATCCCAAGTACATCAAGCTGAAGCAGACTTCAATACAACAGTTGAACAAGCTCAAGCCGATGCAGATA